CTTTGATGCATTCGAGATATTAAATCGGATAGAAGAAGAGAAGCAATTAATTGAAGGAAATGATATAGTTAAAAATAATACACCTAAAGGATTTGCAGAATCACGATCAAAATAATTTATACACCCCATTATATAAAATGGTACCCAACTATGTGGTAGGTAGAAAAAATAAAGCCAGAACATGGAAATATGGATATAATGAAAAATATAATTTTGTAGTAATCTCTAAAAGCGGTCAAATACAAGATATAATAAACATAAATGGCTTAAATATAGCTCTTCCTAAGCCTCCTACAACTATTTATAAAAGGTCTGAAAAAAAAGAAAATCAACATTGGCAACCTCATGTTTTATCTAAAGAATTAAAAAGAATTCAATCTATATTTCAATGGCATGATATGCCTCCTTATTTTAAAAATAAGTGGGTAGAGTATATAGAATCAGAATTTGATAAGAGAGAAGAGGGATTTTGGTTTATGAACAACGGGGTGGTTACGTATATTACAGGTACTCATTATATGTATCTTCAGTGGACAAAAATTGACGTAGGACATCCTGATTTTAGAGAAGCAAACCGATTGTTTTATATCTTTTGGGAAGCATGTAAAGCAGATAACCGCAGTTTTGGAATGTGTTATCTAAAAATTAGACGTTCAGGGTTTTCATTTATGAGTTCATGTGAAGGAGTAAATACCGCTACCATTACTAAAGATTCAAGAGTAGGGCTACTATCTAAAACAGGAGCGGATGCTAAAAAAATGTTTACCGATAAAGTAGTACCTATCTCTAATAATTATCCTTTCTTTTTTAAACCTATACAAGATGGTATGGATAAACCTAAAACGGAATTAGCTTATCGTGTTCCAGCTTCTAAGATTACCAAAAAAAATATGTATGTAGTAAAGTTAGAGGAGTTAGAGGGTTTAGATACAACTATTGATTGGAAGAATACTGGAGATAATAGTTATGATGGTGAGAAACTAGCTTTATTAGTACATGATGAAGCTGGTAAGTGGGAGAGACCTGAAAATATTCTTAACAACTGGAGAGTAACAAAAACATGTTTACGACTGGGAAGTAAAATAATCGGTAAATGTATGATGGGATCTACCTCTAACGCATTAGATAAAGGTGGAAGAAATTTTAAGAGTTTATTTGAAGCGTCAGATTGTACTAAAAGAAATGCTAATGGTCAAACCCGAAGTGGTTTATATAACTTTTTTGTTCCTATGGAGTGGAATATGGAGGGATTTATAGATATCTATGGTATGCCTGTATTAACAACTCCGAAAGAAAAAGTAAAAGGAATAGATGGAGAAATAGTAATCCAGGGAGCTATTAATTATTGGGAAAATGAAGTTGATTCTTTAACTTCCGATGCTGATGCGTTAAATGAATTTTATAGACAATTTCCAAGAACTGAATCTCATGCCTTTAGAGATGAAAGCAAACAATCGTTATTTAATCTTACAAAAATATATCAACAAATTGATTATAATGATTCCTTAATTATGGCTCACCATATGACCCAAGGATCTTTTTATTGGAAAGATGGAATTAAAGATTCTGAGGTAATTTGGAGTCCAAATACAAGAGGAAGATTTTTTGTAACTTACACACCAAATGCTACTCTTCAAAATAATGTAGTGATAAAGAGTGGAAAAAAATATCCAGGGAATGAGCATTTAGGTTCATTTGGATGTGACTCTTATGATATTTCAGGCGTAGTTGTAGGAAAAGGATCTAATGGATCCTTACATGGGCTCACTAAATTTAATATAGATGATGCTCCAAGCAATGAGTTTTTTTTGGAATATATAGCAAGACCACAAACTGCGGAGATATTTTTTGAAGAAGTGTTGATGGCTTGTGTATTTTATGGAATGCCTATTTTGTGTGAAAACAACAAACCTCGTTTATTGTATCATTTTAAGCATCGGGGATATAGAGGGTTTTGTTTAAATAGACCAGATAAGAAATATAATAAGTTGTCTAAAACAGAAAGAGAATTGGGTGGAATTCCTAATAGCTCTGAAGATGTAAAACAATCACATGCTTCAGCGATTGAATCATATATTGAAAAACATATAGGATTAGATTTAGATGGCAGTTATAGAGAAAAAGACGATATGGGAAGAATGTATTTTCAAAGAACATTAGAAGATTGGGCAAAATTTGATATAAGCAACAGAACACGCTTTGACGCTTCTATTAGTTCGGGATTAGCAATAATGTCTAACCAAAAACACCTCTATATTCCAACTCAAAAACAATCAAAAATAAGCATTAACTTTGCTAGATATAATAATAAAAATTCAGTAAGTCAATTAATTAAAAAATGAAAGACGTAACTATCAATATACAGGCTGCTGCGTTTCCAGATCAATTTGTTTCTGACTCTACTAAAGATACTGTAGAATATGGGTTACAGATAGGGCAAGCAATACAATACGAATGGTTTAGAAGAGATAACGGCTCTTGTAGATTCTATAATCAGTGGGGAGAATTTATGCGTTTACGTCTCTATGCACGTGGAGAACAGTCAATAGCAAAATATAAAAATGAATTAGCAATAGATGGAGACTTAACCTATCTAAATTTAGACTGGACTCCAGTTCCTATAATTCCAAAGTTTGTAGACATAGTTGTAAATGGAATGTCAGATAGGCTTTTTAAAGTTAAAGCCTATGCCGAAGATGCGATGTCCGCAGAAAAAAGAAATGAGTTTCAAAAAATGATAGAAGGAGAGGTTGTAGCCAAGCCTTTATTTCAACAGATAGAACAAGAGTTTGGAATAAATGTTTTTCAAACTGATGCAGCAGAGCTTCCTGAAAATGATGAAGAAATGGAATTATTTATGCAAATGAAATATAAACCGGCAATAGAAATTGCCGAAGAAGAAGCTATAAATACTTTACTTGCTGAAAATCATTATAATGATATTAGAAGCAGAGTAGATTATGATATAACTACTTTAGGAATAGGAATTACAAAACATGAATTTTTACTAGGACAGGGAGTTAAATTAAATTATGTGGATCCAGCAAATGTGATTTATAGTTATACTGAAGATCCTTATTTTAAAGATTGTTTTTATTGGGGAGAAATTAAAACCGTTCCTATGACGGAACTTATTAAAATAGATCCTTCATTAACTGATGAGGATTTAAATGAAATAGCAAAATACAGCCAATCATGGTATAATTATTATAACACTTCTCAATTTTATGAGAACAGTATGTTTTATAGAGATACCGCTACTTTATTATATTTTAATTATAAAACCACTCATTCGTTTGTATATAAAAGAAAAAAATTAGCTGATGGAACTTATAAAACTGTGGAAAAAGATGACCAGTTTAATCCACCAGCGGAAATGATGGAAGAAGGTAAGTTTGAAAAAGTAGAAAAAAGAATTGACGTATGGTATAGTGGTGTGATGGTAATGGGCACCAATATAGTGCTACAGTGGAAGTTGGAGGAAAATATGGTGCGACCTAAATCAGCAAATCAATTTGCAATGCCTAATTATGTGGCTTGTGCGCCTAGAATGTATAAAGGACAATTAGAATCTTTAGTTAGAAGAATGATTCCTTTTGCGGATTTAATACAGATGACGCATCTAAAAATTCAACAAATAGTTTCAAGAATAGTACCAGACGGTGTATTTATAGATGCTGATGGATTAAATGAAGTGGATTTAGGAACAGGAAATGCTTATAATCCTGAAGATGCATTGCGTTTATATTTTCAAACAGGTAGTGTAATAGGAAGAAGTTTTACTCAAGATGGAGAATTTAATAACGCTAGAATTCCTATTCAACAGCTAACGGCTAATAGCGGTTCTAGTAAAATGGAAATGCTTATTACTAATTATAATCACTATTTAGATATGATTAGAGGGGTAACGGGACTAAATGAAGCTAGAGATGGATCTACTCCAGATCCTAATTCGTTGGTTGGAGTACAAAAATTAGCTGCCTTAAATTCAAATACAGCTACTCGTCACATTTTAAATGCAAGTTTATATATTACTAGAACAATTGCTGAATGTCTTTCTATTCGTACCGCTGATATACTAGAATTTGCGGATTTTAAAGATGAGTTTGCTATGCAAATAGGAAAATATAATTCTTCTATTATTGAAGAAATAAAAGATTTATATATTTATGATTTTGGAATATTTATAGAAATGGCTCCTGATGAAGAGGAAAAAGCAATGCTTGAAGCTAATATTCAAATGGCTTTATCCAAAGAGAATATAAGCTTAGAAGATGCTATAGATATTAGAGAAATCAATAATCTTAAAATGGCGAATCAGTTGCTTAAATTAAAACGTAAGCAAAAACAAGAAGTTGAGCAACAACAAAAAATGCAAGAGCAACAAATGGCTGCAGAAATGCAAATGCAAGCCCAACAAGCGGAAGCACAAATAGAAGCTCAACGTATTCAACTAGAAACTCAGTCTAAAATGCAATTAAAACAAGCAGAAGTAAGTTTTGATATTGAAAAACTTAAAAACGAAGCTATGTTAAAAGAAAAATTAATGTATACTGAATTTCAATTTCAAATGCAACTTAAAGGAATAGAGCAATCTCAAATTGATGCTAGAGAAGAAAATAGAGAAAAATCTAAAGACAATAGAATAAGTCAACAGTCTACTCAACAGTCTAAAATGATAGAACAAAGAAAAAGAGATTTACCCGCTATAGATTTTGAATCCAACGAAGATAGCTTAGACGGGTTTGATTTAGCGGAATTTAATCCAAGATAGGCTAAATCTTGTATATATATTTTGTTTAACTTTGTTTAAAATTTAATCTAATTTAATATTATG